TCCATCGTTCCCAGATTCATCAACATAGTATTTTGTCCCCCACGCCGTAAGGCTGAAGGCAAGCAGTATCAGTATAAGTATCTTTCTCATGGCTTAGTTGTCAAGCTGCACCCATGTGGTGCCGTTATGTACATACAAATGATGATCGGTGTCCATGTATATCATACCCTCTGTCGCTCCCGCAGGAGGTGAGGCCGTGGGCGTTAGTTTGATTACATCGGTGATGTTAACGGTAGTCAATGTCGCCCCCGTGCTTAACACTATATCCCCCGTACCCGTCGATCCGTAGTTCTCTGTGGAGTAGTTAAGCGATCCCGTCACCTCGTCAAGGTCAAGGCTGTCAAGCATGATAATGACATCATTGATCTTTGCAAAGGCGGTCCTCAGCGGGTCGCCCGTTCCATCATTAGCCGTCGTTCCGATGTTCACCGTGTCAAGGGCACGACTAAAGCTCATGTCCTCACGGCTCTTTACCTTGTCCGTTAGCAGCACCACAAGAATAAATGTCAGGGCTGCAATGGCACCGAATAACAGGTAATCCCTTCGTGTCCTGTCCATGACTATCCGGCGTAAGCGATTAACACTACATTGGCCGCAACGGTAATTGAGCTTACCGGATGCTTAAAGGTCAGAATCTCCGTAATGCTGGTCAGGTCCTCGCCTACGATGTTGTTCACAACAGCAAGGTTTACGGCCTCCTTGCCTTCCGGTTTTATCTGAAGGGCAGAGATAGCAGCAGCAGCCCCGGTGACAACCTTGATGGCAGTGACCCCCTCAATGAGAGTACCCGCTGACACGGCGTAAGTTCCGGCAGCATTGATGATCTGACTGCCACCTGCTCCTGAAAGTTTTCCTAATTCGTTCATATCATTAATTTTAGAATGTTATCAATCTTTTGTTCGGTGGTTTGCAATCGTAATAGGGGTAGTTCCCTATGTTCGCCTCGATGTACTGCTTGCAGTCCTCCCAGTATTGCATAGCCGTTTCCCTTGCCATGTTCTGAAGGTTCTTTTTATCCCCCTGACTGGCAGGCTGGCTGTCCTCATTTGACTTTACAACCATGCCGGTGAAGGTGTCCTCCACATTATCGGTGATGTAGTTGGCAAAAAAGAGGTGTGCAAGCACGTATTTAAGCCCGTCAAAGGTGAATGTCCTGCCGTTATAGGTGTACGAATCACCGTCTAAAAGGGTAGCATTGGCGGTTGATGTGGGATTCTGAATGAGGTCCTGGTACATATCAAACCCCAACAGCGGCCTCAAATCCTTCTGCTGCGTCAGTTCTGCGAGTGCATTGAACTTACGGGCAAGGTTATTGGCTGAGATTGGCCTTATTGCTGTTTGCTCGCTTTGGGACCATAGGATTGTCATGGCTGTACGGTTTTTGGTGTAAAATCCAGTTCACGTATCTCCCAGTTGCGACTGCGCAGTGCGGGATCTTCCCATGTCTTGAATAGCTCGTCGAATACCTGTTTGATGTGCATTCTCGGCTCAAGTGTCATAGCGTTGTAGAAGAAAGCGGCCTCTCTTAAAGCCTCGCCTGAAGTGCCTGACAGCTTCCCTTCTTCATACTCAATAAGTATTTGAGGGATGGCATTGAAGGCTTTGCGGATTGCGTTCTGTGTGCTTTTCTCATACCCCTCGAACATCTTGTCATTGATGTTCTGCTCCATCTTCTCAATCTTCACGTTCTCACCGTCTATTACAGCACCCGTCTGAGGATCAAACGACCCCTCAAGAACCATGACAGAGTTCTCATGATCGCCTCCGGTAAACTTGCGCATCTTCGCTACAAATTCCTGCGCTTCCACGTCCGAGTTAAACCTTGTGTGGTGCATGATGTATTTCAGGAAGAAGCCCCTGCGGAGTTCACCGTTCTTGAAGATTGCTATCTGCGCCTCGGTGTCAGCATCCCACTTCACAACGTCAGCCGGTGACTGCGGATACAGGTAGTCATCATCGTAGAACGAGTAGAACATCTGACCCTTCCACTTGGACCAATCGCCGTCACGCTTCACCTGTGCATCGATAGCAGCCTTGGTGGGATTCCAAACGTCAACAGGGATATACTTGCCCCGTTCAAGTTTCTGACCCCGCCACTTGTCCCAGTTGTTATAGACGACAACCCTGCCTGAGTAGTCGTTGCTGTCTGCTTCCCCTAACCGGCAGTACCGGAAAGGCTCTACACGGAAGGCCGAAGTGTTGTATCCGGTGAACTGCGCCCGGACATATACGCCATTGAAGTATGCAAATGACTTGGCTATTTTCCGCAGCAAGTCCAGTGCGGTGATTTCTTTCATGTTGTCCCTACCAACAACCACCTTGTTCAGTGTCTCATCGGCAAAGCCCTGGCCCGACAAAAACCGGGTAAGCATCCCTGCAGCTGACTTGGCTGTTACAGATGAGTTGATAAGCCTCTCCATCCTTGACGGGTAGGCGTTGTCAACATCATATGAGATTATGCCGTCAACCTTGACAGGGGTAAGAATAAAGGGAGCAGGGAGGTCAACAAGTGTCAACCTCCTTGATCCTGACGAATGTTTCTCAATTGACCTTCTTTCGGTGATCTGATCCATAGCTTTTCACGTTACAGATCATTTGCTTTTCTTTGCTCTCGGCTTCTTCTCGGCGGGTGCCGGGGCTGGAGCATCTTCATTAACTATGAAATTGCCTATTGCCTTCGGGAATCTCTCGAGGTAAGCCTCGGCTATCTCGTCGGTTATGGTTGACGAGTTATAGACCTGACCGCTAAAGACGATCACCAGTCCCGGGTTAAGTTGGTATTTCATTGTGTCGAGTTTTTTTTGTTTTTCAAGGCCCTCAAGTGTGAGCCTCCGGTAATAATTCCGTACAGAACTGTCACAGGCTGATACGGGCGAACCTCCATAAAAGAGATTCCTGGTATAAGTGATTACTGCCTGCCGCAGTGGAGGGGTCTGTAAAACCTCCTCCACCGGGTAAGCGAGTAATTCAGTCAGTGTCATGACTCAAGAGCGACGAGTGCTGAGAGTGAGTCTGCGTAAGAGGTGTTCCAGAACACGTAGCGTGAATGAGATTCTTCCTCACCGTCACGGGTTGCAAACTCGTAGGTAGGTATGCCGTTATTGTCGTTGGCCCTGTAGCTCAATCCTGAAGGATGGAGGCCGGTTTCAAGCCCGAAGATCACAAAGCAACCTTCGGTTTTCTTTCCCTTCAGCTCGGCAACAATGACAATATCTGTCATGTCGTCCATTGCCTTCACTCCCGCGGCGCTGCGGTCATAAGGCTGGAAGGAGAAGTAATGCTTGAAAGCATTGGGCAAGTTGTCGGCAATAACAGCGTCAGCGCCAATGTTCGCTTCTTTCTTGACGGCCGTAACAGGGTAGGCCACCGTTGTCCCCGCCATTGCTATGGCAGTACATTTGGTTTCCGTTGTTGCGTCCATCGTGAAGGTTGCGTCGGCCCGGTTGATCGCCCACATCTTCGGCTCAAGTCCGCCTGATGGCCTGTTAGTACAGGAGTTGGTGATCGATGCTGCTATTTTGGATGCACAAGCCATATTAGTTCGCTTTTATGATTCTGAACCTGATCCTGGTGAGCAGCATATCAGCGCCGCTTGCGCCGTCAAATGCGACCCGAATATATGGGTACATAAGCCCCGGTATATTATGGGTATAAGTGACGAGCTGGGCGGTTGACATAACGCTGTCGGTGGTGAATGTTTTTGTAAGTGCCGTAAACGAGTTGAGCGAGAACACTGTGTCTGCCGTTTCAACTCCCCATGTAACCGCAGATCCTATATCATAGAACGTGGTGTTATCCCATGAGCCTTGCAGCTTGACGGTGATGTCTGCGCCTGTTCCGGCGCTGTCCGCCTCAACCTGTGCATTGACATGGTAGAAGTAGTCCTTATTGACATAGGCATTGACAAAAAGGTCAGTGTTTGCGTCGAGAGTGTCACCGGCAACACCTACATAAGTAGCAAAGTGCTGTGTGCTGCCGATTGTTAGATCCTGTGCCTGTGCCGTGAAAGCAAAAGCAAAGAGGGCGAGTATTACGAGTATCTTTTTCATCTTCTTGTCCTCCTTTCTTAGTATGCTACAGCAATGAGTTCGTTTTGAAGCAGAACCGTGTCGAGGTAGAACGCTCCGTCAACATAATGGCTCTTTGTCACCTTGTCGTAGAAGGCATCCAGAGAGGTCATGCTGCCCTCGTCAGAGGTAGCGATAGGAATGTTCCCGATGGGTGTGAGAATTGCCCTGTGAGGATAGAGCAGGGTGTCGCCCAGGTCGTTCCATTCACGGATATTCTTATCCCAGTCGTCGCGGATGATGATCGGAATGCCCCTGTAGCGGAACTCCCTTTTGCCATCTTCTGCAACCTGAAGAGTGAAGCCGAGAGACTTGTCCTCAAGGTAATCTTCCCAGTTGTTGGTAAGCGAACGTGTCACCTGGTACACAAGACCTCCGACGGTGTGCGCCCTGCTGTCGATGTTGCTGTACAGGTAGCGGAACACGTTAGCGGCACGGCTCGAGTCGAGAGCCAGCTGTGCGGCCTCGGTTGCGAGAGCGTTCTCGGGGATTGTGTAGCGGACGAGAGTGGCTGCAAAAATCTGCTTCCACAGACCGTTAATCATGGTCAGGAAATCAACATCTTTCCCTGCGGTAATGTAACCACCGTTAGCTACGAGTTTTGCGTCCTTGTCGCCGAAGGAGCTGATGCGAAGGATAGCTTCATAAGCAGCATCGACGGTGCGGTCTGCGAGGAAAGCCATCATTGCGTTGTCAACCTCTTCCCATGTCTTGTTGGCAATGCGCGACTTTTTCCACAGCTTGAACAGCTGGGATACGTCGTTCTGGCAGTGTGTCAGGCGGAAGTCGATGAGTGCCGGATCGTAATACTTCTCGGTGAGATTAACCTTCTCAGCAGAAGAGTTAGGGGTACATCCCGATGATGCTTTTCCGACTGCCCCCAGCAGGCCGAAAATAGGGATTTGGGTTTTCATCTGAATGCCCGTCCTTACGTCGTGGGCTCTGCTGAGCAGCGGTTTGTTATAAACCTGCTCAAACACAACTTCAGAAACTGTTAACGCCTCCTGTGGACTCAGCGTTAAGTCAGTGGTGTCGATGAGTGATGCCATTATTTGCTTGATTTAAAGGGTTTGCGTACTATCTCGCCATCGGGCTGTGCGGGAGGCTGCGGCTTGAATCCCTGGATGTCAGAGGTGATCTGTGCCTTGAAAGCCTCAAGGTCGCTCTTCACTGCGGCGAGAGTTTCCTGTGCTTCCTTCAGTGATGCCTCACGTTCGGCCAGCTGCGCCTTCAGCGTCTCGTTCTCTGCCTTGAGAGCAGCGGCAGCGGGATCTTCTTTTTCTTCCTCTGCCGGAGGTTTGATCTCAGTAACCTTGCCACCTGCAAAGACGTACACGGTGCCGTCGGGCATAGTGTATTCACCCTCGGCGGGGGCACCGTCAACAGTGGCCGGGCTACCTACAGCGATCTCGCTTGCTTCTTTGATATCCTCTCCGAAGTCAAGGTTCTGGTCGTCGGCAGTCTTTACGACAAGGGATTTGATTACCCCTTGTTTGCGAAAGAGAGCCAGGATCTTATCGAGAATACCTTTATGGCCCTCCTCGATCTTAGTGGTTAATTCATCATTGGTCATTTCTATTTCTGTGTTTAATTCAATGTCTGCTTTGATTTCTTTGACAAATCCGTATGCGAGAGACTGGTTTGCATTGAGATACCTTTCCTCTTTCATAAGAGCAAGCATCTCATCTACTGACTTGCCGGATACCGACGCATAGAGTTCTGCGAGCTGTATCTTCTCGGCCTCAAGCATATTGGCTGTAGTGCGCATCCTTTCGTCGTCGCCAACCTCGAAGGTCCACGGGTTATGTACCAGGGTCCGGCTGTTTTTGCTCATCCACCTGTTTTCGGTTGCCATGAGAATAGCAGTACCGGCACTCATGCAGCTGCCGATTACTCCGATTGAAGGATTTGTATTGAGGTATTTGATTGTGTCGTGGATACGCCAGCCCTCAAATAAGTCGCCCCCTCCTGTGTTCAGTATGATT